CGATGGCGCACGTGGTTCTGCTGACGACGTACCCTTCTAAGTGGAAATTACTTATCATGATGGAGAGAGCATTGCTCTCTCCTTTGATGAGAAACTGCACGCCTACCGTGTAGACGGTAAGCCTGTACCATCAGCAACCAAGGTGTTGGGTGTGATATCAAAACCCGCACTCATTCCTTGGTCGCTCAAGATGGGCAGTGAGTGGCTTGAAAAGCATATGTTCCATGATGAGGAACTGGATCAGGATAAGGGTGTATTCACGTACACCTCACGCCTGACACTTGATGCGTTGATAAAGGGAATCAAGGCAGCATACCGGCCAACGTCTGGTGGTGCGCTTGAGATTGGAAACAACACACACAAATGGATTGAGGATGCAGTCAACATATTCCTTGAGGATGAAGGCAAGTTCGGGGATGACAATCTACCTGCCCGCCCTGTTGACCAGCCGGAAGTTAACAATTCAATCGACGCTTTCCTTGAGTGGGTAGCAGAGAACGATGTAAAATTCTATCAGTCTGAGATGAAACTGTACAGTCGTCAGGACCATTACGCTGGGACCGTGGACTGTGTAGCAGATGTCAATGGATCACGCTGTGTGGTGGACTGGAAGACCTCTAAAGGCATATATCCTGAGTACCATCTGCAAGTGGCAGCATACGCACAAGCAGTTGAGGACATCACGGGTGAGCCAATAGATCAGACGCTAGTGTTGAGACTGGATAAGTCCAGTGGTAGATACCAGTGTGGATACCAATCACGCAGAGAGTGGGTGGACAATTACGAAACATTCCTTGCTGCACTTAAATTGTTTAACGGATTGAAGGGGTTGAAGTAATGGAAAAGGATGACCAACTTATATGCAGCCAGATCGCATTCCATATGCAGGCAGTGATCATGGGCATCAACGATGTAGCATACGAACACAAGGCAGACCCTGAGACACTGGCACTCACTATCGAAGAAGAAGCAGCCAACTCAGACACCGATGAAGAAGAACAACTATGGGGAGCATTACTCAGATATGCAGGAGCGATTAGTTAAATGGGGAAAAGGATCAAGTTTCAATATTTCAGAACAAATCGGGGGAGGTATATACGCAGCAGAGCGATTCAAAGGGCCAGACGGTACACGCTGGGGCTTCATGATCAAGCAGCACTCTGGTCGTGGAGAATGGTATGTTCACTATCACGGTATGTTCTACGATACGGTAGAGGAATTAAACAGCGCAGTATTATGGGAGGTAGAAAGACTTGAGGATTCCAGATCATTATAGAACTGACATCCAACCCATAGAATACATCGTTGCTAACAACATGGGATTCTGTGAGGGTAATGTGATTAAGTATATCTCACGATGGGAGATGAAGGGTGGTATGGATGACTTGGAAAAAGCCAAGCACTATATCGAAATGTTAATCGAACAAGAGAACAAACGCAATGGTAACAACGCTTAGTTGGTACGAAGCAGAACACGCAGTACAGTGTGGTGTCAGTCGATGCATCAGTTCATGGAAGAAGGACCGTAAGCACGCAGCAGGTTACAAACCTAAGGACCTGTTCGACACCAACATCAAGTCGGCTGCTGCTGAGATGGCAGTAGCCAAACACTTAGGAATCTATTGGGATGGATCGGTCGATACCTTCAAGGATAAGGCTGATCTGGGTGAGGACATTGAGGTACGGATGTCAATGATGAGGCCACCAGTGCTGATCATCAGGCCAAATGATATTAAGTGGCGCAGGTATGTATTGGTTCAGAATCTCTGGGAGCATGGAAGGATGCCAGCATTCAAGGTGCTAGGCTATACCTCATTCCCCGGCGTTGAGTGGGCACATGAGAACTGGTCACAATACTGGACAAACTTTGGAACCAGTCGCCCTCATTGTTGGGCAGTTCCTATTGACGCACTACAGGATACACAGGATTTGAAATGATAATTGAACCGAATAGTTCAGAGAAGTGGACAGGTGGGGATGGTCAGGTGTGGGTATCATGGGGTTGGATATGTAAGCAGACCGTGGCACCATCAACTGTTGGATGGAGATCGCTTGTGATGAGTGTGATGCAGGACAGTCTTGGTAGCCATGCCAACCTCCGCAAGAACGGGGTGTTCTACAAGTTGGATGATGTTCTTGAAGCATTCAAACTTTGTCGTAACACATAAGAACTGCAATTACTGTGAGGAACTGGAGGCGAAGTGGGCATCAGATAAGATGCTCCACTTTGCCCGGTTCTGCTGGTTGAATAAGTACAAGACCGCTCCTTCAGGAAAGATTTGGCGTGATGTATTCTTTGACAAACATGGGATACATCTGGATGCATACGCTAGGAAACGGAAACAGGCTCAATCAAAATAACACACCCGACAGGGAACGCAGTAATACCAAACAGTTTACCCTCCTCATCCATGGTGCTGCCTATCTTCAGCGTCTTATCATCTTTGGAGTGGACCCATCCTAGTGTTTTAAACCTTGGTGTGTCCACTTCATCAGCATCTTCCCATCCTGCCGTGGATATTATATCCATCCAATGAACGACTACTAACTCAGTCATTTCCCAATGCTCTACGCATATCTTCTTTAACTTCCCTGCGCTTTGCTCTCTGAGCCTCCATCCTTTTTTCTTTCTCAGCATCTGAGTAAGACCTTTCTTTGCGGATTCTCCGCATCTCCCTACTAATATCATTTAACTTCTGGTCGTACTTCATCTTGATCCTGCGGGATATCTTACCTGAATTCAATGGCTCAACCCTGATACCAGCATTAGATAACCTTGCGGTCAGTGGGCTGTAGTTATCCTGCGTCCGACTGGTTTCACCACTGTCAGCACGTTTAACTTTCTGTTCAGCATACGACATGATCCCACCGATATCAATCCCCGGCCAGTTAGGCATCAGGTTCTTTAGAATCTGGTCCACCTTCTGACCCTCAGGAATCTTCTGTCCAGTGAACTGATTGAACCCAGCCCACGGATAGATCACAGCACCGGCAACACCACCACTTGGCTGCACCATCTGAGGCACACCTGCCAACTGTCCAGTGCCACCCTCCGTCATGGAGAATGTACCACCCGGATTCCAACGCTCAGTGTTGAGTGATTGAATGTCGTCACTGTCTGGCGCAACAAAGTCTGAGACTACCTCAGGCAGTGTCACACGTGAGTTAGGCATGAAGGGCAGACCCATGACAGGGTTCCTCTTCACAGTTTCCTTAACCTTCTCCAGCACGTAGTCATCCTCACCAGATACGTACTCACCCAACTGATTCATGCCACCGTAGATCATTGCCCACTTAGCATACTTGGCTGGGTTCTTGGCTGCTACCTCTGCCAGTCTTGGCATGGTGCCATAGGTGTAGGAAAAGAACGGGAGGAATGTATGGCGCAGGGCGTTCAGGACTGGTGGATTCTTATCGTAGTCCACAAAGAAATCCTTGGCCTGCCTTGCAGCATAGCCCCGGGCTTTCATCTCAGTCATTCCATTACCAATTGCTTCCTTATATTTTGTGTGGTAAAGGCTTGCTCTCCAGATGTTATCCTCTAACTGGTATAACTTGGCAGCATTATCCCATGTGCTTCCCTTGACCTTACGCATCACACGTGTGGTCCAGTCCATCGCACGGTTCAAACCGTTGGGACCATCACCAATCCTCACGTATCCAGTAGCATCATTCCCATACAATCTTAGCAGGTCATCTGCACCACCAGCCCTGAGTTCCTGTACGAATGACGTACCCAACACACCATCCTCTACCATCTTGTCGTACATCTCATCACCCTTGTACATACTTCTGGCTGCTCTACCAACGTCAGCCCAATCCCCATTAGCCATGTCAAACATATGGCCGGAGGAAACAAAGTTAGCAAAGTGAACAGGTGGTGCTGCGATAGTCTTCAACCCTTTCCATATTGCGTTGGTGGTCTTGTATCTCCTGATCCAATCCCCGGCAGTAGACTTAGGTGTAAACTTGCGGAGTTTCTGTAGTTGCTCCCATGTGTCACCACTTACCTGCTTGCCACCCAATGCACCCCATCCCCTGTTAGGTGGAACCTTGACACCAACGTCAACCACAACATCAGGTGACATGGATAGTTCCTTAAAGAACTCACCCAGCGCACGCTCATGTCCCATCATACGGGCAGTCTTCTGCATAGCGTAGGCAGCATCTTCAATCTCACCCATGGATTTCTTCTCAGCCTTGGTCCACTGTCTGCGTACCTTGAACTCACCGCCACTATCCTTTATCACTTCCCAATCTTCACGGGTTGTCGTTTTATGATCAGGAAACTGGCCACGCTCCCACTGACCCTTATCGAATTTTTCAACCTTGCCACGTATCTTAAACATATGGTGGGAGTTGTAAAGCATATTGATTGGGTCACCGGCTGCACCCTTAGCCATGTCATGTTTCACGTATGATGTACTAAGGTAGTCGTCGATGTTCTTTAGGAATGTCTTCTCATCCAGTACGCCAAGGTTAACCAATGCCTGTCCGTACTCCTGTATCTTAGCCCGTGATTCACTGGCAATCCCCAACTTATCAAAGTCAAAGTCTTCAGTATCCATACCGAATCTCTTCTGTTGAAGCATACGGTATAGTACCTGTCGTTCCTTGATAGGCATATCCCGAATCTGATCCAGCACACTCTTGAAGTCCTGAGCGTACAGGTTCTGTCTACCACGGAATCTATTCATAGCCTCAAGGTAGTCATCAGACATCTTGAAGTTGTCAATGAACAGGTGTCCCATCTTGTCAGACAGTTCCGTATTGCCACGCATCTTGTCAATAGCCTTAGGCGCTGCTCCAATGTTCCCACCAATCACTGCGCCCACTGCCATGTTCGTAATCTTGTCAGAGAATGAAGCATCAGGTTCTGCATTGAATCCAACCAGCCCACCTACTGTACCTGTGGCACCGGCAGGGTGCTTGATTGCTGACCATGCTGCTTCACCTATGGGTTCGTATATCTTCTTGACTCCTTTACCCACACCGGCCAGCACAGGCGCTGCTACAGTACCTACTGCTGCACCTAGTCCAGCCATCTCAGTGCGGGTCATATCACCCTCACCTACCAATGACTCAGTACCTTCAGGTATGTATCCAGTTCCGGCAGATATAGCACCACCGGCAGCAGACAGGGGGAAGAACTTGGTGAAGAAATCTTTTGCAGTCTTGAGATGCTTTAGTCTGGAGACAGGTAAGGCCCAGCCAACAGGGTCCAGCACAAGTCCTGTCATGTATGCAGCAGTATTCCTTGCTCCATACTCAGGGTGATTCATGTACTTTTCCATGGTGGCCTGCTGTTGTCTCAGTTCATCTGAATCATAGCCTGACCACTGTGCGATCCCACGTGTGGAGTCACCAGTAGCAGTACCAAAGTTAAAGAACAACATATCCAACATGGAGGGGTACTCATCTACCCCATAACCTTTGGCATCCATATCCATCTTGTACTGGCGTGCCTCCTTAGGTGGAACCCATACCTCTTCATCGTCTGTGCCCCATCCACCCCCACCGGGGGTAATGGCCTGTGCTTCATCAGGTGCTACCCAAGTCATTCGCTAATCTCCGGTTTCACAAACAGTTGTCCACTAGGGTCATAGAACTTATCGCCCGGGTCAAGTGCTTTGTATTCTGCATCATTTGTTACAGTCGGTATCGTTGTGTTCTGCGTGACAGCAGCATTGGGATCACCCTTCTCTGACAGCCAGCCGGGTACAGTAATGACGACTCCATCTGGACCCATCACTTCCATCTGATATGATTCCAACCAGTTCTTTTTAAATACAGGCCAAGGTATGAAGTTGCCATCCTTATCCCGGTAGGTGTTGTTCTTGTCTGACCCATACTCACCAGCAGTACGTATCATGCTACCGTACATACCATTGAATGAGGTGTTCGCTACACTAGGAGTGTAGGGATCACTGACCGATTCACCACCACCAAGTTTAAGAAGTTGCTCCGCTCTCAGTCTTAGTGCGTTGGCACCTGCTATGTCACCTGCTGCCTCCAGTTCATTAGCCTCCATGGTCCATGCATTGACCTGAGCCTCTACCTGCATAGCAGTTGGGTCATCACTTGGTGTCGGGTTCAATAGGTCTGCATTGTGTGTGGCTACACCACTCTGGTCTGTAGTTCCCGGTGGAGGTGCCTGACCCTTTGGTACATAGATCGTTTCAATCTGGCCATCAGCACCCGTCTTAAAGTATGTATCAAATCCCACGTTATCAGCAGGCATATACCCGGTGATCGCTGATGCTTCCTCAGCGGTAGCACCAAGAGCCATAGCCCTATCGAATGCCTCACGCTGTGACGACGGTGGTGCATACACTCCATTAGGATAGAACACACCTTGAGTGATTCTGTATAATCTTTCCTGATCATCGAACTTCATCTCACCTTCAAGGACCTTCATCTGATGTTCCATGAAAGCACCAGCCCTGCTCTTCACACCCATTGCGTTAGCTGCTACGTCCAACAACATGGACTGCATGAAGATTGTGTTCATCCTCTTAACATAATCTTCCTTACGTTTTGTGGGGTCATAGGCTAACTCTCCCCACTGTCGTACCATGGCAGGGTCAGCGCTTGCATCCTGTCCACCAACCGTAGAAGTCCCATCATTCTGTGCTGCTGATGTGGCTATCGTGGCTGCTGCCTGCTCTTTCGTACCGGCTGGGACCTGAGCCTGATCCATAGTGGAATTCCAGTCCTGTTCTACTGCCGATACCTGAGCATCCTGACCTTCTGCTGCGGTAGGCATGGGTTCAAACCCCGGCACACCCGTGTTGGGGTCCTGAGTATACGCCTGTCTATCTGGGGTTGCCACGTTAGAAGGGTAGCCCGGAGGAGGAGAGTCCGCTAAGGGCTCCTGTATGCCCCCTGAGATGGGCGGAGAGCCATAGGCAGTAGGTGGGGGTGGGTCACCCTCAAAAGCGTTTGGCAAGCCTCCTGTGAAGTCATACGGCATATTAGACATTGCTAATGAAGTAAAGTCTGGACCCTTCTGATTAGGCATATGTGACATCGGGATAATTGGACCCGGCGGGTGATACTGTGTGGTAGGACTGACTCCGTAGTCAGTTGATACCCCATAATCAACACCCTGAAAGGGAATGCTGGGCACACCACTGCGGTCAACAGGTGTCTGGTCTACCCCGTAATCCTCTGGAGTACCGTAAGACATTCTGGGTATGTTGTGCTGGTTAGGGGCCATGGGTTCAGTCATGCCAGTAAAGTTCCCGGCCTGTGGTTCAGACCCGTTAATCATGCTGTTATATGAAGGCATATCCCCCCAAACAGAATCCAATACCTTACCTGCCTGCATCCAAGACTCCATTGGGTTGAACCTGCTCTTACCCGGAGACAGATCAACCTCACCCTCTATCTTGCTGCCATCACGGCCTTCTTCAAATTTCAATAACATTACGCAATCTCCTTCCATTGTGGGCCTGTTGCCCTACCGGGAAAACCTCCCACTACTTGATATTGTCCACCCGTTCCACCACCTTGATATGCTGGGGCTGATCCACCACCACCACCACCACCTCCACCTCCACCACCGCCTTGCAACGGTGCTGGTTCTGCCAAGGCTGCGTCTACTAATTGTGATCCCATTGACTTAAGGAAGTTCTGTCCACTGCCACCCTCTGAAAACATACCTTTGAATTCATCCTTGACAGCACTCATGTACTGCGCTCCTTTTAAATTACCCATATAAGTTGGGGCACCAGAAGGTTCCGGTGGTAAAAATTGATTAGCCGGTTTTCCTATCTTTCCAATTGCTTGGCCATCACCCAGATCAAAACCAATTGGCCCATCAGTGTTGAAGTATCTATCACCGATTGGCCCACCTGTAGGGGTTGGCATTATACCTTTAGGTCTATTCAAAACTCCCATCCCCCTATGAGGGGTGGCAGACATAGCAAAAGGGAATCTGGTTGGGGCTATGTCGACAATACCAAATCCGGCATGGGGGTTAACAGACATGGCGGTCGATCCGGCAGCGCTTCCCACAACGGGATTAAAGGCTGCACTGGTCAAACCACCCACACCAAGACCCACACCGGCAGACAATATGCCTGTCAGCATGGGGTCCCATCCTTGTGACTTTCCTATCTTGGCAATTGCCATGCTGCCAAGGGATGATGCAATTATTGGTGCTGCACTAGCCATTATACTAGCGTCGTAGTGCTGTGATGACCGGACTCATTGGAGGCGGTATTAGTACCACCAAAGTTTCCAGAGATCATGTTGGCATACTGAGCCAGATGCTGCCATGGTGCGGTCTGAGCAAACTCATAACGCTGCCTTGCATCATCCATCATGGCCTGATTGTACTGCTGCTGTGGCACACCTACTCTGTTGTACAGTTGCTTGCTCATCTCCATTGGCATATTCATGATACTGCCGTACTGACCTAGAGCATTGTTCCTTGTGTTCTGTGCTTGGTTGTACGCATTGGCATACATGGCTGCACCTGCATCGGTGACCTGCCTGTTAGCCTCATCAATAACCTGATTGTTTACCAAGTCACCACGACTAGAACCACCGGGTTGGCCCATCATAACCTGATTGGACCTGACCTGTTGCATCATATCCTGAGCGGAATCCATTGCTTGGCTCTTGTAGGTGTTCATCATGTCACCATACGGAGAACCCGGGCCGGTATCTACACGGCCACTCATCATGTCACCGTACCAACCCTGCATATTGTTCATCATGTTCTGACCACCACCTGTCACCCAATTGGATGTAAGGTTCATGCTTTCAAGTTGGGCAGGGGTCATGTTAGCAACCGTCTGTCCACCGTACATCTGCATGGGTCCCTGCTCATACAGGTTGTTAGCCTGACCTAACAGTTGCTCATAGTATGGCTGCTGAAAGGGCGTGCTGGTAGAGGTTGAAGTTGAAGAGCCACCACCTGAAGTGGTTTGAGTTGTTTGTTGGCTTGACGATCCCATTATGATAACACTCCTAAGTATGGTCGTGGGTTATTAGAATATATACCCGGATTATTTAATAGCCCCATCTGCTGATCAGGGGTATACACCCATTGGTTGGGGTCAGCCAAGGGGTTAAGGTGTTGACCGTGTGTGATTGGTTGATAGTTGAACATGGGGTCTTGCCAGTTGGCATAGCCACCAGTGGGTCCGGTATCCATGACCTGACCTTGACCGTCTGGGTAAATCACTGATCCCTCTTGCCGTGCAGGTTCTTCTGATTCACCACCGCCCCCACCTTCTGGCGCTGCTGCCTGTGGTATCTTAGCAATCCTAGCAATACCACCACCATTTGATCGGTAGTCACCAGTCTTTTCGTTCCAGTTGTATATTGAACTTGGATCGCCAGAATCATTCATCCTAAATCCATTACTTCCGTCACGGTTCATCATGATTTCAGTTCCCGGCGCTATGTTTGAAAGGTTACCAGCGTGTTGCCCTCCGACAATCATGCGTCTACGTGCCATGATTTCTTCAGGAGTTTCGTCTTCCCTTGGTTTGCTTGAACTTGCCATTAGTGTACTCTCCGTTCTTCTATCTGTTTAGTTACAATGTTATATTGGTTGTCCCACCCGTGTTTCTCTAGGGCCTTTACCATCCCCTTCCTTGTGTATGCCTCAAGGTGTGAACACCCATGGAACATTGCATACTCTTCTACTGCTGGTACAAACTTGGACCATAACTCCATTCCAAGCATTCCCTTTTCTCCACCACTACACTCCATTGTGAGGACTCTCACAAATGATTTGCGTGGATACCGGATCACCTCCGTAATCATATGGCCTACTACTTCCTGTTCACTAACGAACACCCATAGTCTGCTCTTGCCGTTTATTAATTGAG